ATATCTCAATAGGGCCACCGCTTGGCGCAAACAAAATTCTTTTTCCTGCCACGAATCCCCTTCTAAAACTTCTATTTTGTATTTGCTCATGGCTAAAGGATGTTGATAAAGGGGGTTTGTGTTTCTACCAAAAATGAGTACCAGAAAGCATCATCCAACGAAAATTCAACTGCAAAGTTTCTTGGGGCTATCAATTCTTCACCTTTTGCGGGCGTGTTCATTACGATTTTGCCCCTAGTCGGGAACCCTTGGATGTTCAGCCCTACCCGCTTGCCCCAAACGTTGTTATCTGTTGTGCCAAAATAGACCACCAGATTGTAACAAAAGAGGTTTTGCAAGCTTGTGAATTGGGCCGGGCTAAGGTTTTCAAACATGAACATGACCTTATCCCGCTTCACTTTCCCCAAGGTTCGTTCTGAGCCGTCAACCGTGTCAGTAGTCCGCTCAAAATCCCCGGGCGTAAAGGTTACTTTTTTGATTGAAGCCCGAGGGGTCAGCGTTATTTTAGTGTCATCAATCGCGGCCAGTTTTGTCACCCAAGTTGCTTGGAGCAGGATGCTAACTGGTGTGAACTCATCTTGTGGGGCCGTCTCCTTTTGAAATACCAACCGGGTGATCAATTGGAAGTCCGGCAAACAAGTCTCCTCGGCCACGCTTGGAATTATCCCCGTGGGGCAAGCGGCACACCCCAAAAAGCCAGCATAGCCACGGCTTTTTGATAGGCCATTGATCAGGATGACAAAGGCCGCGATTACTGAGATTAAAAATACTAAGTCAAACATGGTTTTTTGGGTTAAATCGTTCGTGTAAAAACTCCGGGTTTGTTATCGCATGGCAGGCATGGGCTTTTAAAATCGCTGTAATCAAAAGAAACCGCATCATAGGCTTGTTGCAATTCCTTGTAAACGGAGGTCACACCCTCCGGGGCTTCCTTTTCTCGGGCCGCGTAGTCGTAAGCTTTGCTTTGCGTCCGGTTAATTCTTATGTTGGCCAGTGCCTCCTCCATCAAAAGGATAACAGCTTGCAACCCGATTGCCCGATCCAAGATGTTTGCATTCCGGCAAATAAATGAATCAAGCTCGCAAGCCACCGAAATGAACAAGTTCAGGCCGTACGTTTTGCCGGGAGTGCGGACAATGTTTGAATCAGCAAAGCCGAGGGTGGGGAGGCTCTCACCATTGAGAAATTCCGAGTTTATATAAAACGGGGAAATGCCAACATAGCCGCTATATCGTTCCCAAAACAAATAATCCTCCCGGCTGCCACAAGTAAGACATGGCCGCGAAAACCAACAATGGCCCTCAGATACTGTTTTGTTGACGGCAAAAACCGAATCGGGCAGGCCATCTTCGTAATATCCAAGCAAGTAACTTTCCCCGGGCGACTGGATAAGGTTGTCCCCAAACAGGTCAATTCTTGTGTCCGGGGTTGTCCATTGAAAGCTTAACCCTGACCCTTGGATCGCCCCTATGTCATTTATAATCGGCTCCGTTTGGCTACGGTGGTACAAATATAGGCCGGTTGATATACCGAACGGGAGTTGGGCCGCCCCGCTAGTTTGCAGGCCCAACCGACTGATTGAAACCCGGACACCCTCCCAGTTTCGCGGCTGGATCTCAATCCCAACAAACCGCCCAGACTTCGGCTCAGTGTTGGTTGGGTTGCCTATTCCCGTAAACAATGCCCGCTCTTGAATGAGCGTTTTGGTAAGTCCCCGGGCCGTTTTATCCTCAAAGACCTTTTGCAAAACCATTTTGCAGGCCCGCCGCCTTATTTCGGCCAAAAACCCGTTTACGTTCGGGGCAAACCGCTCAAACCTCCAAAGTGGAGAATCAAAGCTGGGGGCCTCGTTCGGGGGAACAAATACCTTAGCTGACCATTCCCCCACCTCGTCCCTTACCCTGACGTTTGGCTGCCATGTGGCGAATGGTGTCCAAACAGGCAAAGCCATAAACCCGGCGGTTTGGGCCTGACTGTAATTTGGGGCAATGTCCTGAATATAATCAGTCCTAGCAAAAGGGCTAAAATCGTTTAAATACATACCTGATTGACTCTCCGTCAAAAATGACGCAAGCCGGGGCGGACAATCGGAAAGGCCCTGATTGACCCCGATTCGCTGCTCTAAACAAGTGTAGGCCCTTTTGCTGAACATAGATTACTTAGCTATCAAACTCCATACGGACAATAGGAGATACTTGGGTGGCAATGTTGCTGTTGTATGACACTATCGTGGCTACAGAAATAGTAAACCCAAAGGTTTTCCGTTCGACGGCCGTCGCGCTGCTGTCGCCGCTGCCAACTGAATTGTCGGCGCAACCGTAAGTGTAATAAACGCCCATGTCCATTCCGAGTTCTGGCACAAAAACCCTGTCCCAAATCTTGTCGCCTGTTTTTGGCGAGTTCGGATCCGAGAATTGGCCGGGAATCCATTCAACAATACCAACCGTGCCGCGTGGCATTACGAAGGCTGATCCGATTGAGGTCAAGCCGGGGGTTACGCGTCTGGAAAAGTTAAAATTGAAGTTCAGGAACTGGAACGAACTGTTAACGCTGTTTGCCGCCCCCTGATTCATCCAGTACATTATATCGGGCCAAACACCATACCCGGCCGCCACATTCAATTGCCCGGTTGGAAAATCGTTTGCCCCAAAATACGGGGTAATTGTATTGAACGCTTGGGCGCGTTGGGCCGGGGTAACGCGCAAGGCGTTGGCTGTTTGCGTGAATGGCCCCAAGGTCGTCGGGTTCCAAACCTGATTGCGGTTGTTGTTCAGTGCCGCAACGCATTGCGCCTCAATTGCAATCTTTATTTTGTTAATGCCGTCCTTGAACTGGTTGTTAAAATCTTCCTGCTCAGAAATGTAGTTATTGGCAAACTGATGGGGGTATTGGGTTATCTGAAACGAATGAGTTACATAGTTCAGGTTGAGCATTGCGGAAACGTTGATCGTATCCGGAACCGTACAAGTCAACCCAGCGTTTGTTACCGTAGTGTTGGCCCTGTTTAAAACCGGGATTTGTACGGGCCGGTCACGGCTGCCCTTTATTCCCCTTAGAGTTGTCGGGTTGACCAGATTGGGAGTGTCGCGAATAAACAGGTCAAGCACTGGGGCGACGGTTTCGCGGTTTTCGTTCGCGGAAAGATTGTTTGCCTCTTCTAGTACATAGCCAAGTAGGCGGGTTTGGATTAACGACATTTGGGTAAGTGGTGAGTATTAAAAAATCGTAGGCACTAAAGCTGTCGTTTGGCTTTACGGGTTCGATTTCCGCGTCCTTATTGAGTAGGTGCAAATATACGATTTTACCAAAACAAAATGCACCAACCGGGAAAATCCCGATCAGTGCATCAATACAAAACCATCAATCAAATTATAAACACACAAAAAATTATCTTTTGGCGGCGATAAGAAGCTCTTGCCCCTCACGGCTCAGCGGCGAAATGCCTTGTCTTGAAAGCATTGCCGTTTGGGCTTCCATATCTCCGGCTATCCGAAGCTCGGCCACCAGTGGCTTCTCCTTGGCATTTGCCCCGCCTGCGCCTGTTACGGTCTTTTGCTCTTGCGGATTTATGACCCCCCTTAACTTTGGCATAATCAGATCGGGGAACCCGAGCACCGCCCCGGTTTGTTGGTCTTTGAGCATATTGTAACGCTCCGGAGTTTGGCCCTTTAAGACAAACCCAAAAACCCCATCAATCTCGATCGGGTCATGCGTTGAAAGAATGTCCCTTTTGGCTTGGCTTGTCAGTGCGCTAAAGACTACGCCCATATCAAGTCCATCTTGCTTCTTGATTCGGCTTCTAAAGTTTTCAACTGCCGCAGTGAAGTGCCCATCAACCTTTTGGATGAAAAAGGACGCTTTGAGTTTCTCGGTTTCGGAAATGGCATCGGCTTTGGCTTGGGCAAGATCCAATCTGAGCTTTTCAGCCTCTGTTTTGTACACCTCTATGCCCTCACCTGTTAGCGAGTTCTTTTTGGCGGCATATTCCGCCTTCACGTCCATAAGGTCCTTCATGACCCTCAAGTTATAGTCGTAATATTTCTCATTCGGGTTCTTTTGCACCCCGGTCGTGTCTTTCACCGTCTGCTCCATCTTTTCGGCTATTCCCCGGGTTACGGTGTCTTTAGCCGCTTGGATCTGGTCTTCAAATTCTTTTGTGGCCAGCACGGTGAAGCCTAGGGACTCATATGCTGATTTGTTGTCTATGATTTCTTGTGCGGTCATTGTTTATTTCGTTAAGTTTGGTGGTGTGCCTTCAAGTACCTGAACGGTATGCCCGTAAAATCCTTTGCTCGCTTGCTGGGCGTATTCATCGGGGGTCAAATAATCCTCAAAGGGGGCTTGCAGTGGGTTGCCAAAACCATCGGTTGCGGACGTGCCTTTTTTAACCAAAATGTAACCCAGTTCAATTGGGTCAACCCCTCCGATTTCGGATTTACCTTGGCCGACCGGCTGGTCAGTCATTCGGCGGGGTGATTGCGTTGTCGGTTCTGATTCCTTCTTTGCCATAATTCATAAACGATTTAAGTTGACTTTTTAATGACTCAATGTTTTCTGTCCCAGTTATCCGTCCTATTTCGCGCTCATACCTAGCAACCAAGGATGAAAATTGAAGTTGGAACAATAAGGTTTCCCGGTCAATAACTTGGGCGGTGAACAACGGCAATAAATCGGCCGGGGGGATGTTATAGACACATAATAAGTCCAAGATTTGCATCCGGTTAAATTCCGTTTCGGTCTTGGCCTCATTCCTTCTTATTTGGTCTGTCAATGATAATATTTTGCCCGCGCCCGAACCTGTTTCCTTTGCCTCTTTCAACGCTTGGGCCAGATATTCGGACGATTCTATAATGAACACCTTGCCGTAATCAACTACACACTTATTGAAATCGGCAAACATCACCCGGCCGGCCGCTCCCAGTAAAAACTCGTGGGCGTGTTCAAAAGTTCGGGCAAACAGCTTTATCAGGTTTCTTTTCGCTTCAAATATCCCGCTTACTTGTTTTTCATTTACGGCCTTGTTGTTGAACCCCTCAGGATTGCCACCGCAAAGAATCCTAAAAATAGAATTTGTATAATCTTCCGTCACCTTGGCATTAAATTCCAAAGTGTCAACATCAGCACCAATTACAGACACCAAGGTTGGCAAACTAGCCTGTCCGTCGGCAAGTGTTACTGATATTTCCGTGCCGGGGCCGATGCTGCTACTTGAATTACATGAGCATTTTTCCGTACAAAATTCCCCATCAACCATGTACTCGAACTTTTCCCCGTCACACCTTTTGCCAAACTTCAACACGGTACACTTTTCCCTTACCCGGGTGACGATCGGATACTTTGCATAAAGCCCCAAGTTTTGCTCACCAGTGGCATGGGTCAGAAAATTCTCCATTTTGTTGGCCGCTGCCGATGCTGGCGTACTCCGTGGCAAGCTTGATTCGCTGCTCAATGGGGTACGCCATAAAAAACAGGCAGGGCAAAATCCAATACCATGTACCGCTTCCGATATTGGGCTTTGCAGTTGTGTATCTTTTATATCATAAACGCGGTAATGCTCATCACAATAGACCGCTATTGTTTTCTCAAGTTTCACGGCCAACATCTGGAAGTTTCCAGTGTCGTCCAGTCTAAACGCGAAAATCTGGGCCGGCGGGGGTGCAAAAATCTTGGCCCGGCCCTCGTCGCTATCAATAATAAGTATCTGGCTAGGGGAAAAAAGGCTTTGCCTGATTGCGTGCTCCCGGAAATAGGTTTCAATTACCTCGGAAATCTCATTGAACGATTCTTGGCTTTCGGTAGTCCTAAATTCGCAAACAACCAATTTATCAACGGCCTGAACGCTTGTGCTCAGTGCCGCTATAATCTCGGCCAACATCTCGGGGAGAGGGTTGACAAAGTTTTGACAGTGCCGGGCGTATTTATCGGCGGACAATAAGCGACGCACCCCGGCAAAATAGCGAGAGGCTCCGGCCCCCATGTCATCATTGAGGCTTGAAAAAAGGCTTTCCGAAAAAAGAAAAGTCATCCTTTCTTTTTGCTCGGCGGCCGTGGAGATTTGGCCGACTTGCTTGCCCCTGTTTTTTGCTATTTCTCGGATTTCCTCTTGTGTCATCTGCTTATAGTGACCTTTAGGCCGCTGTCTGCAAAGATACTATCTAAGCATGTAAAAACTAACAGATCGACCATCTCGTCATGTTTCACATTCGGAAAGCCACAAACTTCATCCAAAAACTTGCGGTTCCAAGTACCGGCCAAAAGCCCGCAATGGCCCGAACGCAAATAGGGGGTTATGCCAGAGGCCCGTTTATATTTATCGTCCCGGCTCTGAATTGCGGATGAAACCGGGTATTTGTATTCAGCCACATTCAGCCTAGTTTCCTTCCTGAGCAAAGAAACCAATGTTTTGCCCGAAGCTTTTGGCTCAATGTAGATTGTTGAAAATGGCGTGTACCCGTTTCTGGCCACGTATTCGGCCGTTTTTTCAGCCAAGTAAGCGCTATCAACATGTTCCGAATAAGCATCCAAAACAACATGATTGGGCGACCGGTGAACGGTCATGAACCCGGCCGGGTCATTTGCGGCGTCGGAAGTGTAAGCCGTGTCAATATAGAAATCCCTTGAAAGTCCGGCCGGGATGTCCGAGGGCCGCAAAATTGGAAACCAGTCCCTTAATATCAAATTCCCCTTTGCGGCCGTGGGTTGCTGCTGATAAAGGGCCTCAAAACTGACCGGATCGAGTTCCCGTTGCTCGTAAATCCGTTGTTTGGATTGGAATTCTGGCCAAAGCACGTCACCGATTTGCCTAGGGTCGCCTTCGGACAGTTCCTCTAAAATAGCGGGGAAAGATACAACCTCCCAGCCTTTTGACTCCTTTTCATCGTTCAGGATTCGGCCGGCCAAGTCGTCTTCATGCCAGCGCGTGAAAAGAAGTAACTGCCGGGACAAATTGTTTAACCGGGTTCTAAATACATCCAGATAAAACCCCCAGACTTTTTCCCGCTGATTTGCCGACATGGATGAAATGCGATCTTTGAAAGGGTCATCAATGATGCCCAGCGTAACCGACTTGCCCGTTAACGCGCCCTGAATACCAACAGCGTCCAAAAACCCATCAAACCCGACAACCCCGAATTTGCTCCGGGTTTTTTGTGAAAGGGTCTGCTCCTCTTTTGTTCGGGCCAACCGTGTGTGTGGGAATATTTCAGCGTACTTAGCCGATGAAATCATGCCCTGCGTCTTGGCTGCAAATCCGCTGCTCAGTCCGGCCCCGTACGAAACCAAGGCGATCCGCTCATCTGGATTCTTGCCTAGGGCATAGGCCGGAAAGAGGATGCTTGAAAGGGTGCTTTTGCCATGCTGAGGGGGGACAAATATCATCACCTTTTTAATTTCGCCGCGTTGCAACAAGTCCAGTTTTTTTATTATCTTCTTGTGGTGCCAATTAATTTTGTAATTTGGCAGCATAGCATAATAAAAGCCCAAGAGACTTTCCCGCGCAACGGCGTTGACCAGCGATGATCTGCTAGGGGTTTCCAGTTGCTTTTTTGATTAACTCAGCAAGTTGTAAAATTTCATCTGCATCTAAAGCAGACAAATCCAACGGAGGCTCTGGGACAATTGGTACGGAAGTATCTAGGTCTTTGTAAGCAAACCTCATCACGGCCAAAAAGTCGGCGGTACTCATTCTGGCCTTGGATACAAAGACCCGAATGAGTTGCAAAAGAATGACGGCCTTTTCCTCGCCTCCGGGTTCGGGCATGAGCTTTTGCATCAACTCAGCCTCGGTCATGTTAAGGGCGGCCTTGGCAGCGTTGCGAATATCATAGCCTTTAAGCTCATCTTCGGGGCCAAAATGTTCCTTTAAGAACCGTTGTACCGTAAGTGGGCGGCCAAATTTTGGACTTTTAACGTTTTTTAACACTTGCAAATTTACTTCATCCTCACTAAAATCTAGGTCTATATTGGGCATGACCTTTGTTTTGCCCTTGATTTTGGCCATTTTTCGGCTTGGTTTATACAAATATAGTGCATTTTTCAACAATTCCCGCACGTATTTGTAAATAATTTGTAAAGTTTTGCGCGTTTATTTTAAATTAATGTAACTCAAAATTGTGTTATATTTGCAGAAACCAAAATCCGCTATTCATTATGGAACAATTATTAAAAAGCGAGGTCATTTCTTTGGTTACTGTCCTTGCCAGTTTGGTGAGCGTTTTTGGCGCGTTCATAATAATTTATGCCCGGCAAAATGCCCAAGCGATGAAAGAGTACACCTCGAGCATCACCCAGAGCACCGCCGGCAACAATTTACACTACCAGCAACTAACGGATAAATTTGTCAACACGCTGGAAAAGCAATACGAATCGTATAACAGGGTCTTTAGCACGGCCATTGGCAATATTGAAAAGCTAAACGACAATATTGAGGCCATGAACCTGTCCAAGGATAGTTTTTATTCTTCATTCGGCGAAAAGCTTTTGACTTTGGCCGAGCAAAACGCTGAGATAAAACGGATGCTGATAACCATTGCCCAAGACGTTTCACTATTAGGGGCAAGAAACAGGTAGCGGCCGGGCAAAAGATTAAGTATTCTGCCCATAAGAACCTGAAAGCTTCAACAAAACATCAGCGTGACATGGGCATTCAAGCGAACAAAAGCAAGATAGGTTTTTGTTCGCCAATTCCCCAATGTCCAGCCTGCCCGCGCTATTCTCTCGCAAGATATGCTCCTTGTATTTCTCAAGACAGTAGGCCAGTGCCTCCTTCTTAGTGTCAAAGCTGCCCACGTGGTACAAAGCCCAAGTGTCAAAGCTGCCCACGTGGTACAAAGCCCAAGACTCCGGTGAACGATTGAGCACCTGCCATTGGCTGGCCAGATACATGACCTTGTACGGGTTGCCCCATTTGCCCGGCCGGGAAACGATAATGCAGGGTAGGCCATTGGCAGCAAAAGATTCCGCCTGCATGTTGAACCCCTTTACTCTTTTTCGCTGTAACCTGATTGGCTTTGTCATGATTTTTTTTGCTTTGATTTTTTGAATTAAACAGCATTGCTCCCGCCCGGCCATTCGGTAAAACCGGTGAGGTGCTCAAGTGCGTCCTGAGCTTGATCAAACCTTGCTGGGATTTCTGGAATTTTCATATCGGGCAATATTTTACAGAATATCCTTCCTCTGTACTTTACCGCCAAATAATCCTTTTTCAACACAGCGGTATAGTCGGCACTCCAATTATTATTTATTTCCAATGCCAATTCTGTTAGTGTGATTTTCATGATTTTGTTGTGTTAATTTAAATGCACTTTCCCTTGATATTGTTCGCCGGTTTGCAAAACCACGCCCGCGAGTTCGTTGAACTGCGCAACCTTGTCATCCGCTACTTCAACTATGACTTCCACCAAAAACATGGTGGCCCGCTCCCGGGAATAGTCTTTTAGGTTACAGGAATACGAGCTTGTCAGCTTCGCCCCGGTCTTAAAGATAGCAAAAAGGACGCTGTCCATTTTGTCCTTGCTGATTCTCATTTTGAAAAACCCAGTCATAAGTTTGGTTGTTAAAAAGTTGATCAATAATTCCAATCCGTACCATATAAAACCAGCATCAAGGCCCGCCAATCCTTGTGCCCCGGGCCAATCGGTAAAGGCCCCGGTGGCTGGTTGATGACCGGGACGGGCCTCGCGTGCTTGCCAATGCCATGCCCGCACAACAACCCCTCAGGCCAAAGCGGGCAACCGGCCCCGATCCATCGGTCAATGTCGGGATTTTTGGCCCCGCGCCACTTGTTTTTTATCGCAGCCAAAAGGTGCTCAGGTGATGAGAGCCGATTGTTTTCGCCAATGCCAAGGCTAAAAACCCCGCTGGCCCGCCCCGGTGAGGTCTCCAGCAAATGGGCTAGATCCGTGGTGGTCATTTCAAACGCGGGCAACTCCCCAACCGGGTTGACAGCCAGCCGGACGGCCAATGTTTGGGATAATGCCATTACCCGCTTTTTGCCGGGGACTGGCCGCTTTACCGCCGGGAGCAGGCCGAAAATGTGGGCATCAAGCACCCCCGCAATCCCCGCGTTGGCGATAAAAGGCAAAATCTGGGCAAGTGCGCTGGCTGTTACCCCGACCGTCTTGGCTTTTTTGTCGTGCCAACTGCATTGGCCGTCCCGCCAAATGCCCAAATGGATCGCGCAATCGTAAATGAATGTGCATGTCTTTGGCTCAAGGCCGGTCATTATCGCCAAAGAAATGGCAGGATAGATCTGGAACCGGCTGACTTTTCTCTTGGTGGCTGGTATGATCGGGTTTGGCGGTGGCATGATTGGTATGGGTTGTGGTGGGGTGGTGAACTAAGCTGAATAACTTTTAGGCATTTCGTCCCAGATTTCACCCTCCAAAAGTCGCCCTGTTTTCTTTTTGTTTGTCCCGCCCCACTGTTTGAAAAAGAAGGCAACGCCTGCTTCTAAACACTGGTTCTTGATGTCCACGGCCCATTCTTCTTTCATTGGCCGTGGGGTTCGGCCACTTTCCCCGCCCACAATTACCCAGTCAATCCCCTTTAAATTCATATTTGGGATTGGCCCGATCAATGGTTCACAAGAGAGGAATTTAACCCTTGCCCCTGTTTCCCGCAACAAGTCAATCCTATTGGCTACCTTGTTGTTTTCTACTGATACGCCCATCCAAATATTGTGGCTCCAATCCAGCCAACCTTCACTGTCATAATATTTTAAAACATCAGCACGTTTTGTAAGCACCTGAAAAACGTGCTGCGGATTGTCTTTCATGACCTTAAAAACCTTCCTAATAAAATCAATTGGAACGTCCTTGTGAAAGAGGTCGCTCATTGAATTTACAAAAACAACCTTTGGTTTTTTCCAAGTGTAAGGCGTTTGCAGTTCGCCCTCGTGGATGGTTATCTCAAAATTGTTTTTGTATTTCTCGGCCCCCATTGCCTGCAACCGCTGGGACATGATTTCTGCATAGCAGAATTTACACCCCGATGAAACTTTGTCGCAACCCGTTGTTGGGTTCCAAGTCATTTCAGTCCATTCTATGCTTGATTGTGCCATTTTGTTTTTTGTTTGTTTGGTGCTTTTAAAAAAGTGATTGCTGGGCAACAACATAATTTGTTACCAATATTTCCGTTTTGCGGTTTTTGATGTTGTTCCGCTCGCCAATGATGTTGATGAACAACCCACGCGCCTCGGCCTGCTGCAAGATGAACGGGTGGTCAAATTCCGACATTGCCCACTTCATCCCCGTGCCGGCCAATACGTCAAACAAGTCTAGGCTGTCCGCCTCCGTGAAACCGTGAGCATAATTGTTTCCCGTGCCCAGATAGGGCGGATCGCAATAGACAAAGCAGTTGTTTTTATCCTCCTCACTACGAAACCCTATTTTTTTGAACACCTCCCTAAAATCGCAATTGGTGACATTGTCGTCCTGCATGTATTTTAGGGTGTCCCCAATGTTTTTTAGTAGGATTTTTTTACGGTTTCCTATTACAACCTTTAATGTGCCAACGGCCCCAAAAAGGGAAAAATTGGACAGGAAAAGAAACCTTACCGCGTTCAGCACATCGGTGGCCTCGCGCTTTCCGGCCGTCCATTCGTCAAACTGGCACTGGGATATTGGACAAAGCTCAACCCATTCGGCCAGTTCATCGGGTTGATCAACCAGCACCCGGAAAAGGTTGTAAACGTCCCTGTCCTTATCGTTCAGGAAGTTATACTTTGCCTTGGGATGCTTTTTAAAATACATCCCGCCCGCCCCAAAGAACGGATCAATATAAGACGTGTGGGCGGGAAAATACCGCTGTATTTTTTCGGCAAGCTGGGACTTATTGCCCAATCTCCTTAGTAGCATGGTTAATAAAGTTGTCGGTGCTTATAATCTCGGTTTGCATTGGTGGAATACTGGCGAAGCGCGCCCCAGCCACCCCAATGAACGGCTCAACATAACAATCGCTTGGCCGGGGAATTTCGTTTTTGTTAGTAAATTTGGCCTTGTTGCCCTTTCTCCTTAGTAGCATGGTTAATAAAGTTTCCCGTGTTTGTTGCGTTGTTAAAAAAGTGACTGCTGGGCTTTTATGATATTGGCCCTTTTGTTCCCCATGTCCACATATTCAAGCTCAATATCAAACCCGATCGCGTTCCTGCCCTCTTTCAGGGCCATTGCAACCTCTGTCCCGCTGCCAGAAAAAGGCACAAAAACCAAGTCGTTTGGCCGGCTGCAAGTCAAGATCAAGGCCCTTGTCAGCGTTTCCGGCTTGCATGTGTCGTGTGCGTATTTCTTTGTTATGTGCGCCTCTTGCGAAAATCCCAGCACGTCATGCAATTTCTTGAAGTTGTCAAAACATCTCCGGTGGTTTGTCCCAAACTCTTTGCGGACAGCTTCAAACTCTTTGCGGACAGCTTCAAACTCTTTGCGGACAGATTCAAAATCTTTCCCGACAGCTTCAAACTCTTTAAACAACCCCAATTCTTTTAGTTTCTCGATGTTGGCCTCAGCGGGAAAGCACCACTGGCTCTTGCAAGTCCAGTGCCCTATTGCCCGGGATGAAATACCACAATGTTCAGCCGCTTTTTTTGTCCCGACCTTTGCTATTTCGCTTCTAAAATAGAGCCTGAATTTTTCAAACCCGCTAAAATAAACCGTTGCGTTGTTGTTTTTCCAATCGTTTTCCCCTTCCGAATAATTCGAGTACATCAAAATGCGCTCGGTGACAGGGGCAAAGCACCGCGCTTGCTCAAATTCTTGTTGCATGGTCTGGCATTCGGTTTTTCTCCACACCAGCGAGTTTTCCAGATTGAAATACTTGTCAAATATTATTTGAGAGTAAGCAATCTTTTTGGCGTGGCCATACCAGAGCAACGTGCCATTTTCGGCCAGCAACCTTTTGCACTCAATTGCCCATTTTTCAACATCAACCAAATACTCTTCAAATGACCCCCAAATGAAGTCAAAATCGCCCTTTACCTCAAAATATGGCGGGTCTGCAATTATCAGCTGCACCGATTTGTCGGGCATGGCATTGGCAAGCCAATCGCCGTGGTGGATGTTGTTTGTTGGCTCAATTTGTGGCCCTTGGGGTCGTGCTTGCATGGTTAATAAAGTTTCCCGTGTTTGTATGGCCGGGTCTTGTTGTATTCCAATTTGGCCTCAATGTGCTTGCCGATGTCAATGCCAAGCTGCCCGCAAATGTCAGAAAGCCTGATCAACGCGTCGGCCAGTTCATCCCCTACGGTATCCTTCACCAAATACTGGAACAGGGCCGGGTCAAAGGGGCTTTCGGCCAGTACCTTTTCCAATGCGCCCGGGGCTGCATGGTTGCTGTTCTTGTGGGCCTCAACCGCTTCGGCAAGCTCTCCCACTACTCCCATGATCGCCTCGGGGAATGACCGGATCGGCGCATCCCAAAAGCCCTTGGCCTTGTTGGCGGCGTAAACTTGTTTTGAAAACTCGGTAATCATTGATAAATCCTTCATTTTTGTGGTGGTTTTTGTGTGGTTTGTGAGGTTTTGTTGTGGTTCAACCTTTCGGCTGGCTTTGGTCGTACTTCATTTTGATAGCAACAAAGCGGCCAATGTCGATCTTGTAATAGGCGCAAAGGTCAAGCAATAAAATGAGCGCGCCGGCCAAATTATCTTCAAATCCCCCCTGTATCATATTTTTATAGTCGGGCGGATAAAAGGGATAGGCATTCAACATATCGGGCAGCAAGTTACCGCCCCCCGTTTTCCCATCACGGTGCGAGGTCAGCGCGTCAAACATTTTATTGGTCACCTCCAGCGTCTTGTCCCCAAATTCAGGGGCTGGCCCGTCCCATAAACCCTCCGCCTTCCTGTACTTAAATATTTCGCTTGCCAACTCGTTTAGGTTTGTTATTATTAAATATTGCATTTTGTTGTGGTTTTTGTGTGGTGGTGATTTGTTGTGATTTTTTGTGGTGGTGGTGGGATTCATTCCCCCAATTTTTTCAACCCAAATCTAACAATGCCCTTCATTTGCTTGTGCGCCGCCTTGCCAGCCTCGGGAATGAGGTGCTCTATGTCATCCAGATATGAATCCATCCAATGGGAGGAATAGACCAAATTGGCCAATGCCCCGGCGATGCGAAGCTCCCTTTTGCCGATTGCCGCAATCAGCGCATCCAGCCCCTTTTCGGCCTTGGTGAGCCGCTTAAAAATGTCCGGCTCCCTAAGCCGATCGTAATCCTTTTGCAGCTCGCGGACTTTGGCCGCTTGCGCGTGCAATTCTTTGAAGATTTTCATTGTGCTGGTGGTTTTGTTGTTGTGGCACTATCAAAGATAGACTTTGTAACTCTCAACAGGGATGCCGTGCATCTCCGATATTTTGATATAATCCGCTGCCTTTCCCCCGGTGTAATTGCATTTGTACTGGGTGCTGCTTCCGTGGGGGCCGCTTCCGTGCTTGATTTTAATAAGTGGGCAAGCCCCCCCGTCGTTGACAGACTTGCAATACGTTGGCACTCCGGCCATTGAATCTACCCAGCCCCATGATACCCTTTGATAATGACAGGGGATATCCCGAAACACCCTTGTTATTATCCTTGGTTTTGACATTATTTTCCTTCTGTCAAAAACAGTAAGGGCTGAGTAGTTAAAACCTTTTACCCTTACTGCAAGGTAGTCGCCAAAATCAACGATCCCCTCAATCGGGGTATCCTTGCTGATTATCTCGGAAGCCCCCCCGCGACAATGGTCATATTTGCCGGCCATCAGATACCCAATAGGCTGGTCGGCCGGCTCATTTAGTGTGTCCATCATATCAGGGGCCTAATGGTGGTGGTATCCGGCCGGACAACTTTTGCCCGGGCCGGCCTGTCAATGACCGCGCCGGGCCACGGGGTCTGTTTTTCGGCGTTCTGTTTAGCCGGGGCGGGCACCTGAATCAGTGCCCAGATAATGACAGCCTTATATAATAGGTAATGGTTCATGATTTTGATGGTTTGGCATTTTGTTTTACCAACTTACGATACTGTTTAATGGCTGCTTTGGCCATTGTCTCGGAAATGTCGTAACGCTGTGAGTTTAGTAGATCAATTCCCGCGTAGTGCTCAAGGCACTTCGTTTCGGGCGACAACAAGAATTTAAAGACCACCTCAGCCAGATTATCGGTCAGGCTTTCCGAAACAAGATCGGTGGGTGTCTCAATTTTTACGTGTTTGAGTTGATGGGGCATGTTATTTTTGGGTTGCGAGTTCCTTTTGTAGGGCGGCAACAACCAAATAGAGCTCACCATCAGCCAGATGTTTAACCGCATCCACTAGGTTAACGCTTTCAAGGTTCCATGCGCAAATGGCCCCGGTCAGGTCGTCGGCCGAAACCAACGTTTTCCGGCAATACCCTTGGCCTATCGCAAACTTCACGAAGGTGAGGGCTTTGGTAATATCTTCAAAGTAAGCTTTGGGATTCTTTTTGCCGGCCCTGACAAGGTACTTTAAAGTGCTCCCCAAGGCAAAATCAAGCTGCCAACGGTAAGCCACTTTTACCGCCTCGTAATGGTTGCCCTCCCCACCGTAATAGGCGGGCCGGATTTCTTGGGTTGTCATGGCTGGCTGGTGTTTGGGGACGGTGCGCAATGGCTCACTTGGACGGACTCCCTGCTTGCGCAGCTCAACCGTTTCCGGGTCGGTGATGGCAATAGTGGCCCACCCGATACCCTCAATCCAAGCGCGCTCAAATTCTACGTAAAAAGCCCAGCTTTCAACAGGGTTGGGATACATGAAGCGGCCGACTTCTTTAGCTCCATCATTTTTATCCAGTGAGTACAAGCCAACCTCCCCGCCCTTCGGGAAAGACTCGTACACGGGGCTATTTAGACGCGCCCATTCAAATTCTCCTATTTCCTTGTCTGTCATGATTTTTTTGGCTGTGGGCGGGATTACCGCCCGGGTTGATTTTAGTTTGCTTTTTCGGTGCGCAAAGGCCCGCCCGGCCGGGCCGCATACTTGCGCAGTTGCAAAGTTCCGGGGTCGGTGATGACAACAATGCACCACCCGATACCTTCCACGCAAGCGCGCTCAAGGTTGCCGGTAAAAGCCCAGCCCTCCATTGAGCATGGCTGCATGAAGTGCCCGACTTCTTTATCCCCTTCGTTTTGTTTAAATGAGTATATGCCCCTATCCCCGCCAAAGAAAGACGCAAAAGACTCGTACACGGGGCTATTTTCCAGATGCGCCCATTCAAATTTAGCAATCTCTTGGTCTGTCATGGTTGATTTATTTGATAATATTGTAAAACGGTTGCAATTTCTTTATGTATTTCATCTCAATCTCCCGCAGCTGGGTCTCGGTAGCGAGCGGGCAAAGCTCCAGAATCTCAAACGTGAAAACTTGGGGGCCAAACCTGAGCACGTCGGTAAGAAGCCGGATATTGGTAAGCTTCACATTTACCGGGTTTTTGTAGCAGACCCAGGCGGTAACATGTTGCTGCCAACGGACAAACACATTGTGCGAGCTTCCGATATAAAACCGGTCAGGAAGCTTGGTGCAGGATATTTTATATACCCCGCGGCCGCTAACTAAAAATTGAGATCGGATCATTTTCCTCGGCAAGAAAAGAGTCTAGGTTGGAAATAATGTAGGCTTCCACCTTCTTTATAAGGGCGCAAAGGATGTTGAACCTATAAGCCCGTTCGCTTATGATTGCCTCAGCTAGCGGCGTTTCTTGGTCATCCGTTGCCGCAAGGCGATAAGCCTCGTATTGAAGGATGAAGTGGTCTGGGATGCGCACCATGCCAATTGACTCGGTGTTGTTGGCCACCAACAAGCCGTTTTGGCAATTTGCGTAGGCGAACCTTACGCGCTCATCTTTCTCATCTTTCTTGGGCGGGGATATGGCAAAGCCTAGTAATGCCTCTTCCCCAGTACAACCCATAAACTCTTCAAATGTATTTTGCATTGAGCGGAAGTCGGCTTCCAGTTCCGAATCAATCGGCACATTGGCAAACGTGGCCCGGGCCTTGTCGTTGTAACTGACCGTGAACGTGGCCAGTAACTCTTCATCTACCTTAAATTTGATTAGTTTCATTGTCTTGTTTTTTGTTTATTGTGATTGATAAATCCAAAAACTCGGCAACCTTAAAGACCAGCCTCATCTTGACATTTGACCCGGGCCGCAACATTCGCGAAACCGTGTCACGGGGCAAGGACAATTGCCGGCAAATGGCTGCATGTGACAACTTCCTGCGCTTGATTTCGCTAAGCATATAAAGGATTATTTTGGAGTGATCCATGTCTGATTGTTTGCCCACAAATGTAAACAACCAGCAACTAAAACGCACGTTAAAAAATGTTAAATAGTCCAAAAAGGATTTATTTTTATTTTTTATTGCCGTTACTTTGTAGCGTAAAACCATAAGAACCATGCAACATTGTATAATTAAAGACCAAGACTTACTAGTGCTGGTCAACATCAAAACGGGCGAGTGTGCCGCCCTTCATGCTGATGAGGTGGATGATATTGTGCCCCTGTTGGTTTGGGAAAGCGATTTCCATAACGCTAGCATGGAATACGGGGATGCCCTAAGCCCGTCAGCTAATTCTTTGCAGGATGGGATATACAAGAAGGTTGTACTTTGGGAATATGAATTTTCCGATGATGAAATCCAACATCTTGCCGCCCACTGTGACCTTGTCCAGCGTTGGGCAAAGCTTACTTAACCTCAAAACGAACATGGAACAAGAAAACAAAAGAGGCCCGGGCAGGCCACAAATGCCGCCCCGCTACATGCTTCGGCTAATGCTGCCGATGGAATTTGCCCCGAAAATCATTAAAGAGATTGGGGTGATTATGGAAAAATACACCAAGACACGGCTCAATGACGGACAACTTGCCAAGGAGCGCGAGGAGGCCCGGTTGCAGGCTGAGGCCAACCTAACGAAGGCCAAAGAAACGGCCGCCGAATTTGCAGGCCAGGGGATGAAGAATTGGCAGATCCTTTTGGAATTACAGAAATCCGGCTGCAAAACAAAACGGGGCCGGCCGTTTTCCCAGCAAAACCAAGTGGCCAAGCTACTGGAATGAGACAAAAACACCTTGCCCGATAACGGCAGGGTGTTTTTATAAGTACGCATAAAAATAAATATAAAATAAATGGGAATACTATTGCATCTATAATATTAATAGTATATCTTTGTAACATGATAGAGAGACAAACAAACTCTATTGCAAAACACACCACGAACATGGGCCTCACATTAGAATTTATCGCACAAGAAGTAAACAATAATTTCACCCGCGAATACAATGCTGTTTTAGAAAAGGATTATTTGGCGGTAAAGTACAATGGCCGGACAATCTGTAAGGTATCGGAAGATTTTGAAGTGTCGCCTGTGCTAAAGAAGCACCTTGACGTGGCTGAGTGGCTCGAGTATCTTATCTCCCGCTAGCCAATCCCCAGAGCCGGAACCGTCCGGCCAAGTATTTTTCACAACAAAATCACCATTAAAAAATCATCATCATGATCATCCAAGGAAAAGAGTACGAACTTGTAAAAATCCGGTATTCCGGCAAAGTGTGGCAATTTGCCGGGGAACCAGGCGAGACCACATTTGCCACTGAGTCGCACATAACGCGGTTCAGTGCCGCCGAGGCCGACAGGTTTAACCGTTTGACCGATGGAGACGGTGGCACTGGTCACATCGGAGTCGTATTGTTAAAATACGATCGGCTGCGCTTCGTCACTTTTTAGAGTATAGTCCCCTAATCGCACCCGAGCCCGGACAGTCCGGCCACGGAATTTTTCACCATTAAAATCACAAACACATCATGGGACAGCACATCTCAATAAAAGTAAAAGCCAGCAGTGAAAACCACATGCTTGCATTTGAAATGAACGGAAGCGAGCGAATGAATGTGATTCATTACGTAAGTGACCTAACCAACGTGGTTAGTGCCATTAGCACCCTGTTCCCAGATGAAACTTTCTATGTTTATGCCGTAGAAAGTATTGAATTTGACCCATCCAACTGGGAATGGATGGAGATGGTCGCAGGTATCACAACGAAGTTGAAAAGTGTGACAGAAGGCAAGGCGGGATTTGACCTGACCGTGCCGGCTTGGTTCTTACCACCGGTGGTGGAGTCCCCGTCGCAATTTACGGTAACCCAAGGCAAGAACTCGCAAACCATCGACGTGGGCGGATTTACGCCTGCGGAAATGTACCAAATTGCACGCCTCTTCATGTCAGAAATTGAACCTGACTTTATTCAATTTAACGACACTGAGCAACTAAACAGCGATTACGAAACCGTTCCTGTTTAGTTATCTTTGACCACCACCTAACCGCCCCGATGGGCAAGCACATGACACTAGAAGAAGCAGTGCGCGAGTGCGCAACCGGGCAGCAGCGTCGTCCGATGCTCGGGATGCTGCAATCGAACTACAACGACTCCCAGCCACCCGCTGTTATAAACTTCCTTGAAAAGAGGGGCTACATCATCAACTACGTAAAGTGTGGCACGTGCTTGTATGGTTGCTACCACCTTGACGCGGTCAAGGTGGTAGCAGATGCCCCCGCCGAGGAGTCCGGCCGCTAATTTTTAATTCCACCAAAAAAAACCACAACCCAAACATTATCATGGAAAAAATCTTTGTGGCGTTCAGCCACACCCCCACCGATTCCCAGATTGCTGGGGTGGGCGGGAAAATTGTCACCTTGCAAGAGGTGGCCCCCGAGCTGCACGTGACAATCGGCAAAATCCCAGCTATGGCCACGCTGGGACAAGTAAAAAAGTTGGCCCAACTTGTCGTCATTCAGGCGATAGAGTCCGGGGCCAGCCACTTCTACATTGCCGGGCAGCCCACCCTTGTCATGTGGGCGAACTTGTACGCGTCGGCCCGCGTGCTACTGTTCTATGACAACGCGGCCAAGACATGGCCGGAGGCGTTTGGGACGCTTTCCGAAATTCAGGCCGACCACAATTGGTTGCCATTTATTGGCGACCCAGCAATCATTGTCCGTGCCGCCGCGATCCCGATGGTGTGTGTTGAGAGCACCACCGAGCGAGTGGCTACCGAGGTTGACAACGGGGACGGGACAAGAACCAAGACCACGGTTTTCGCCCACGTGCAGTGGCGCGAAGTGTTTTAAGGCAACCCCTCACCCCAACCGGTCGGGATTGCCGGCCGGTTCAAAACCACCCAAAACCCACCACCAAAACACAATCAAAATCATGAACATCAAAGAAGAAACAACCGCAAATTTGACTGAGCTACTGTTCAGTTCGGGCTTCGCAACAAGCCTGACAATGAAAAGTGTTGCCATGTCCAACGCAAGAATTTGGGCCGAAAAGGCCGAAAAGGCCGAAAAAGAGTACTTGAAAAGGGTGTCGCCTTTTGAGGGGCATCCTTTGTACACGGATTACAAAGGGACAAGCGCAACCTTCTCGCAGCACACGCTGCCAAAACAGAGCCTTGTAATCCAAAAACTAGCCCACCAGAGGCTAAAACCTTTTATCCATTACCCTGTTGGAAGCAGGGCAGCAATCCATTTATTCCATTCAACTCAAGGCAAGGAAGAATATTTCCTTGTGGAGAATCTGGATAAAGTACACAAATTTTGGGCGGCTCTAATTGACGAGCTTTATTCTCGCCCCTAACCACCACGAAATTATGCAAAACATTGAAGAAATGAGCAACCCCGAGTTGCTGGCCCTTAGCGGCTATGTTCGCGACCCGTTGAAAGAGGCAATGAGCCAGATGCAGTACGGAGACGGGGCCAGAGGGCTTCAAATCACCATACAAAAAGACGGCGATAAGTTCACCGCTGTTTTTGTCCACTTGATAATGCAGAACGGGTATTGGGCACAACTTCCAATAGGAGGCCGCAATGAGCTAAGTATCACCACCGCTGATTATAAAATTGCTGCGGGGGCTATCACCTACCAAAGGCAGATAGCTTTGTAGCCACCAATTCACCATCAAACCACAACCAAAATGAACACCAAAAACCTGCGCGCCATTGCGAAATTGTGCCGCGAAATACCCCAAAGCAAGTTCGGTATGGCTAAGTATCGGCAATACGACGATCAGGCATCCGCCGAATGCGGATCGGTAGGGTGCGTGCTAGGGCACGCGACCCGGCTTGAAACCGGGAAACTACCCAGAGACCTAGGAGGCATTCGCTTTACGCCCTGGAGCGAAGTCTTCACCGGACTGGACAGGTGGTCCCGTGAATGGGGTTGGTGCTTCGCCAGTAGCTGGGATCGTGTTGATAACACCCCCACCGGCGCGGCTGCTCGGATCGAGTGGATGTTGGCTGGGAACCCGATCCCCGAAATAGACCTTATGTTCACCGCCGAGGCGGTGGCCATGTACAGCTAACACCCCAACCCGTTCCCCAAAAAGGAGCGGGTTTTTTGTGCCGGCAAAGCTTGGGGCCGGACTAAAATAAAAGTCTGGAATTTTTATGGGCACGGGCTTGGATACCAAAAAATGGTTATATTTGCGGATATAGAAAATGAGCCTTTGCGGTGTGGTAGCCTCAAAATCTCATTTTAAACCTGACCCTCATTTGTCTGGTTGCCCGTTCAGATCTACCACCTGAACGGGCTTTTTTTGTCCTATTTTTCACCATAATCAGTTACCAGAATGCCAAACATGACAATAATCCGCCCAAAATCAAACTTTTCAGTCATTAGCAACATGATTGCCCGAGACAAGCGGGTAAGCATGGCCACGCTGGGACTATATTACAAAGTCATGTGCCTCCCGGATGACTGGGACTTTAGCGTGGCTGGGATTCAATGCTGCCTGCCAAATGGCAAGGATGCGATCTACTCAGCACTTCGCGAGCTTGAGCAACTTGGGTATTGTGTTAGGGAGCAACTCGCCTACGGGGGCAGGTTCCTTGGGGTCAATTACGTTTTTCTCAATGAACCGCATCCGGAAAAACCGCATCCGGAAAAACCGCATCCGGAAAAACCGCATCCGGAAAAACCGCCACAATTAAATAAGTATATAAGTAAAGAACCATTTAAACAAACAATTAAAGAGAGAGGTGGAAAAAAAAATTCCGCGCTCGCTAATGAAAAAATTGAAGTTGTTCAGGGGGAGACCCCCAACCCCCCAAAGGTTTTAAAAGAAAAAAAGGAAGGCCCCCCGGTTGCGGCGGCCCCCCCGACCATTCAAGAGGCAACGGCCGAAATGACCGTCCTTGGTCAGCCAAATGAGGCGGGCAAGTTTTGGGCATACTACCAAGCCAAGGGCTGGGCCGGGATTATTGACTGGAAGGCCGCTGCATCATGCTGGGTGCTCAGAATGAGCCAGTACACCACCACGGCAAACAATCCCGAATCAACCTTGGCCCGGGGCGTAACAGGCCGCCCATACAGCACCGACTTCACGCCCAAGGAAAAGCCGGTGAGCGAATTGCAGGCCCAAGCAAGGATTGAGCACGCTCAAAGAATGGAAGCGAAGGCAGCGAAGGCAAAACTTTCGGCCTTATGACATTGGATCAAGCAACAACCGAGTTTAACTCGGCCGCTGACATTGTATTTGGCGGCCAGTTTGCCAATAACCTTGAATCCAGTGGGGTGCTGACCCAATTGGTTGGCTACTTTTCGGGCAACGACACGGCCCTTGACAAGTCAAAGGGGATTGTTTTGGTAGGGGCAAGGGGGACGGGCAAGACTACCCTGCTGACCCTGTTTCAATACCTTGTCAGGGGGAGCCGCGATTTTGCTTTTGGCTCCCAGAGCTTGGACGATGTCGAGTCAGCGTACAGAACAACCGGCCTAATGCCTTGGGAGGCCCGCCATAAGGTTCAATCTTGTATGTGGGACGATATAGGGATTGAGAAGCAAAGTTCACGCTACGGGCAAAAAAAGCAGGTTGGTGAGGATGTTATCATGAAAACCTATCAATGGTGGTGTAATCTTGGCATAAGAAGCCATTTTACGACAAACATTGCCCCGGCGGATTTTAATTTAATCTATGATGATCGGGCCGCTGACAGGCTGTTGCAAATGTCCAACATCATCCCCCTGCCAAGTATTGACTTTCGGGACATTACGGGCGTTAGGCCCGATTTTGATTCCCTTGGGTACTCCGGCCCCGGGTTTTTCAAGCAAGCCCCAGGGGAGGCGGAATTTAGGGAAACGCAAAGGGCCGGGTGGATTGAGCAATCCGAAAAAGAAAATCTGGCCGGCCGGCAAACCCGATCAGACCAATTCAATGCCATGTGGGCCGACCACATAAATGCAATAAAAAACCGTTAACCACCAAACCATCAAATCATGAACAATTTAGATTTAGAATTAGCCGCAAACGCCGCGACAAACGCCGTAACCCTTTCGGTACTTGCAAGGAACGGGGATTTTAGAGTGAGGGAGGCCGTCGCGTCAAACCCCAACACCAGCGAAAAGACGCTGGTCAAGCTGGCCAATGACAAGGACGGGGCGGTAAAGGCAGCGGTCGGGGCAAATCCCAACACCCCATCAAAGACAATCAAGGCACTGCTAAAGTCTTGCCGGCCTTGGGTAAATGCTGGGATAATAAAAAACCCGAACGTCAGCCAATCAATAAAAGACAAATTGATTTATTGCTAACGTTAAAAAGTGTTAAAGCCATTGGATTTTTTTTGTTTTTGTTTTTGTTTTATTTATGTTTGTGCATCAATAACTCCATCAAATCATGAGCGAAAATCCGAATAAAATATTTTATGAAGAGGGTAATCCCCTTCATGTCCGGGCCTCCTTGGGTTCCCCGGGTTTCTTCAACATCGGGGGCGCGCTCAAGGGGGACGACTACCTTGGGGACACCATCAAGATGCGCGTCTTGGCCTTTGAACAGTTCACCGGGGTAATGTTTCCATCCTTCAATGAAGGGGAAACCGCCGCCGATAAGCAAAGAGAGAAGTTTGAGTTGTATTACATCAATGAAGTCGGATTAGTCTGCTGCCTGCTGGTTGGCGGCTCTTATTCCCCGTCGGAGTTCCGGCAACAGGTGATGAGGGTACGCCTCAACCCCAAGACCGGGGCCTTGTGCAAGTTTACGGAACTCAGCGTAACCGCAACGATTGTCCCCAAAGAAAAGGGCAATCAAAAGTTTAGCATCATAAAGTTCGCGGTTGAGATTGCCACGCCTGAGGATACTCAGGAACGGGAGGCGTTTCTGGCCAATGGGAAAGTATTCAGTTACGAAATGATGGCAGAAAAACTTCGCTGGTCTGCCTTCTATAAGTTTTCCCGCGCTATCAACGTCTTTGACGTTTATAATAACCCGCTCACCATTGAATCCAATCAAGACACTAACCTTCAAATCGGAAATGAATAACCTTCAACGCGCAACCAAAACCGTCGCCGATAATCTGGCCGTTTGGCAAACCGGAGCGGCCGCGCTTGCCAACAAGTTCGCGGATCTGATTAATCTGCCCGTCCTGAACGAGGATCAGATAAAGGAAATTGGCAAACACGTATCCGAGGCAACCAAACACCTCAAAGAAATGGAAACCGCCCGGATGTTTGTAACCCGGGTTCTGGATGAGGAAAAAAAGATTTGGATGGCTTGGGAAAAGTCCAATATCAAAGAACTGGCCGAATTGGGAGACCGGGCCAGAGCCTTGGCCACCAAGTCATTGGCTTCAATCGCGGCCGAAAAGGCCCGGGTTGAGCGTGAGGCCCGGATTGCCCGCGAAATTGAGGCGGAAAGGGTCAAAATGTTTCAAGACAGGTTGATCAGCCTAACGGACAATATTGTTGGGAAATTCCATGCAACCCAAACCGCTGATGAGTGCAATCAAATGATAGCTGAGTTGCAAAAGTTCAGCATTAAACCCGGGTACTATGGCGAGTTTGCCGACAATGCCAATGCAATGTTGGATAAATGGGTTGGACTACTTCAGGAGCGGGCTGATATGTTTGAGCAAGGCAGCAAATCCGAGATTGAGGCCCATGCCCAAGAAACAGCCAAAGACCAGCAAGACAAGGTAAACGAGGCCATTGAGATGGCCCAAGCCGATGCCTTTATGAACCTGCCCGAGGCTCAGCCAATGACCAAGCCCACCAACCAACAAGTTCGCATAAAGGCGACTGCTACCGAGGATGGGATCGGCCACTTGGCCAAGTGGTATGCCAAGCAATTTGGAGTTGAAAAATTCCAATTTATGCTCACCGAGGCTGCGAAGCAACGTGCAGTAGTCCCCGGGGTCAGCTATCGTGAGGAAGTTACCTTCGTGGCCCGATGAACCCCGATCCTTATTACAGCTACAGCCACCACAATGGCCAGCGCATCTTATCCAATTCGCTATTAAGTAGCGAGTTGGGTAAGTTGGAGGGGCTGCCGGAGATGGATCCCAAAAAGGCCGAGAATTACCGGTTTGGGTCATTGTTCCACCAAGCGTTGCTTGAGCCGGCAATGAAAGTTTTGGATACCGCAGCCGATCAGGATTACCGATTGGTCTCCCAGATGATAAAGAGTTGCTACAAAGAGCTTGGCGTGAATTTCTTTTTTGGGAAGCAAATCAAAAAGGAACACGCCTACATTTGGCGAATGTACGGGAAATGGTGGAAATGCAAGATTGACCACCGAATCGGCTCAGTAGTCAATGATTTCAAGACCACGGCGGCAACCAGTCAAGAGGAATTTGAGCGAAATGCCAAATTGTTCAATTATGACCGGCAATGCTTCATCTACATGCAGGGGACAAAGACCTCTGAAATGAACCTGATCGGGGTTGGCAAATCAGCCCCCCACGAGTTATATTTTATGCAGGTCACGCGGGGCGACACCATTTATGAGTCAGGAAGGGAAAAAACAGAGCAGGCACTTACCATCTTAAAACTATGAAATTCACACAAGAAGAAAAAGAGCAGGTCAAATCGCTCAGGATTGCCGGGACTACAATCCGGGACATAGCCGTTAGCCTTCGCGTGTCAAACTTCAAAGTGTGGACGCATCTAACCGAATCCGGCACAAGTAAGCCGGGTGTTTGGAGCAAACAGATAGCTTTAAAACTTCGGGCAATGTCCGAAAAAAAGGGCGGGGACGGGCCAGCCAGTAGGTTCTATAAAATCCCGTATTGGCGATTCCACTACGCAAAAGAGTTTTTACTTAGGTCAACCACAACCAAACCCACAAAATGAACAAATTTATAAAGCAAACCAACCAGTGGGCCTTGTACGCAATCGCGTTTTGGTTCTTGCCCGCTGGCCAATTCTCTTTGGTCGTTCTGGGCACAATGATTGAGGCCCCGGGAATCGCCATGTTTTTCAGTAGCCTTTTCATTGACAAGGCCAGTATGTACTTCGTGAAAATCGGCGTTGCCAATGCCGCTTTTCTTGCCGGCGTGTTTTCCGCTGGCATCGGGCTTTTGCTTTGTTTCGTTCAGGCGGCGGCAACTTTCGCTTTTCGGATCATGGGCAAGAACAATTTGGCCACGGCGTTTTCTGTCCTGTTCTACCTGATAGGGACAACATCGTATTTTAACATGTTGAAGATCAGCGGTTCGCTTTTACAAAACGCCGGCTTGCTTTTGGCCGTCGTTTTGCTCATGCTGGTTCCCTCGGTCACGATCGGGGTTTGCAGCACGCACTTGGCCCAAACCCTGTCCAATCAACCGTGGTTCAAAGAGATGCTTGACAGCGTAAGAAGTAGTAAATCAGCTTCATCAAGAATGTTTGCAAACCTTAACGACCAAAATCAAAGAAATGCAGCTTAATATATCAGACGTAGCCAGAGCCGCCGTTATGGTGCTGCTTGGCGCAATCCCCGTGTATTTTCTTGAGTCCACGACTGACTTGCCGCGTGGGACTTTATCCGTTATAGCAATCCTGCTAATTCTGGTTCTTAGCTTCCTCAATATGATTGGCCGCTGGGACAGGATGGATGGTCTGTATCAGTACCTGATGCAAGTGCCTCCCCTACTGCTTGACAAGCTTTCAAAAATTGATGACGATGGGGAAATATATGAGTTACTACTGAGCCACGCGAGGGAGTCAAGCGAAAACGTAGCGAAAATCTTAGCGGAAAACCGAACCGCCAAAGCGGAATGGGAAACCCAAAAAGCGGAACTAGATTTTTTGCTAGGGGCCGCCAAACAAAATGAAGCGAAGGCAAAGCAAACCGCTTTTGCTCTGGAATCTCAAAAAGCGAAATTGAGCGAAGAAAATGAAGCGTTTAAGACCAAATACGCATCATTGGAGTCAAACGAAAACGCGCTTATTCTGGCCTATTGTAGGTCTGCAATTAACCGGATAAACGCATCGGGTGCAAGAAAAACGGGTAATGAGCTTTAATCCAAACCATCATGACAGAATCACAAAAAGAGGCGGTTGAGGCGGCACTGGCCATGCACTCCCGCGAGAGTGTCCCATCGTTTGACTTGCACTTAATGTACAAGATCGGGCTGGAGCAACTGGCAAAAAGGGGCGGGCATGAAACCGTGCTCTTGCGCGAGCTTGTAACTGGTTCAGTTTTAAAGTTCTGGGATGAGAACCCAGAACAAGCTGATGCCGCGATACACTTTTTTAAGGCCCTTCGCTCAGCCCCGTCCAAGAAACTAGGAGAAGTAAGCTATGCGCAAATAAAAGAGATTAGATCTAACCCTCGTGTTGCCGAGAACCTAGGACTTTATATTGCCAAACTTGACCAATACGCGTGGGTAGGGCTAAGAAACCTAAAGGGGGAGGCCAATTTTGGGGAATTCACATCAGAGGAACACGCATTGCGCTGGCTGACAAACTTCTGACGGTTTTGATGATGAGTAAACACCCTAATCAGCTTCCACCACCAAATACACCAAATACACTTTTACCACCACCAAATACACTTTTTACACACCATCATCATGACAAATCCATTTGAAGTAATTGAGGCAAGGTTGATCGCTATCGAGGCTTTGTTGATTGACCTCAAACAGTCACCAAAAGAGCAAGCTGCCCCGGCCGACGTGTTGCCCGCTAACATGGTAATAAAGCAAGTAAGCTATGCGCGAATAGAAGAAATTGTATCCAATCCTTGTGTTACCGAGAATCTAGGATTTTATATTGCCGAGGTTGACCAAGACAGGTGGGTAGGGCTGTATAACCTAAGAGGGACAGCCATTTTTGAGGAGTTCGGATCGGAGGCATACGCATTGCATTGGCTGAACAACCCGGACGACTGGGACGATGAGTAAGCCCCTAATCAGTTTCCACCACCAAATACACTTTTACCACCACCAAATACACTTTTTACACACTATCAATCGCATCAAAATGACAAATCCATTTGAAGTAATTGAGGCAAGGTTAATCGCTATCGAGGCTTTATTGATTGACCTCAAGCAGTCACCAAAAAAGCAAGCTGCCCCAAAAAAGAAAGCCGCCCCGGCCGACGTGTTACCCGCTAACATGAGAATAAAGAAAGTAGGCTATGCGCGGATAGGAGAAATTATGTCCAACCCCGGTGCTGCTCAAAACCTAGGACTTTACATTGCCAAAATTAGCCAAGACAGGTGGGTTGCGCTAATAAACCTAACAGGGGAAGCCTGCTCTGTGGAATTTGGGTCAAAAGAATCTACATTGCATTGTCTGAGAGACCAGTACGGACGACTGGGACGGTGAGTAACCCCTAACGAATTTATTTTAAAATCCCGGCCTAGGATCGCTCTAAGCCGGGATTTTTTGCCAATTTACTTTTTTTTCATTGCGGCCAAGTACCGTGATACAATCCGCCTCGCGTAAACAAGCCTCCCTCCCCCTGTATTGAGATAACCCCAAACGGCTGGGGTTTTTCTGGTGTCGTCGTTATCAAAGTGCAGGGCGGTGAGCATGACCCCGATGCGCCTGAACCCAGCGGCCAAAGCGGCGTGGATTAGCTGCTCCATTTCTTGGGTTGAGCAAAGAACATCGGCGGCTCTACCTATCTCGTGGGCACTTCGCTTCACTGCCTGATACCCACGGCCTCGCAATATATCCCCGTACTGTTTTGTCCTGAACCCGTGCGTTACGATGATCGGCTTTTTGTAGCGGTCGCGCGCCTCATCAATCATTTCCAAAAAAGCCGGGTTCATTTTTTGGCCGCTCCCGGGCTGGTCTGGGCTGTCAAACTCTTTTGATTTGAAGTATTTCATTATTCTATGAGTGATTGTAGGTAAAGGATTGCGGCTGGGATGTTGGCTTGTCCGGGTAAAAGGTCAGCCAAGGCAATCCTGACAGTTGGCACGCCCGGCGGGTACAATGTGAAGACCCCGTTGGAATGGTCAAAGACAAACTGCGTTTTGTGCATGGAAATTGTCCGGTTTGGCCCAATAATCTGAACGACGTTTTGCCCGGTTCGTGACACCGTTGTTGTTGTTACCGGCGGGGCTGTCAACGTCGTAAAGCTGGTTGTTGAGCTTGTAACGCTCCGGTTTCCGGCTGCATCAACGGCCTGAACCGTCACATTGTAATTGACGTTCCCGGTTAGTCCCGTGAGGTTGCGTGACAAGTTGGCCGTGCTGTCGGCCAATGGCACATTGTTTACCCGAAAAACGTACCGGGTCACGCCGATGTTGTCCGTGCTGCCGGTCGTGGTCAGCGTTGCGGTCGTTATCTGGATCAGGCTAAAAGTTGCTGCGCCCGGCACTGTCGGCGGGATTACGTCTGGGTTGGGCAGGGTAGTAAAACTTTGTACGGACTGATCGCCCTCTTGGCCCAAGTTGTCCACTCCCCTTACCGCAACTTGGACTATTGTATTGGGCGGCAGGCCCGTGAGTGTCCGGCTAAGGCTGCTGTTGAACGGCAATGGCAGCCATGATGCTCCTGCGTTAAAAAATGGGCGGTACTCAAGAATTGTTCCCGTGGTGGTGCTGGCCGGCCATGTGCCCGTTGCGCTGGTGGCGGTGATGTTGGTAAACATAATAGCCCCCGGGGCAGATGGCGGGGCTTGTACAATCGCTGGCCAGTTCTGGTTTGCTGCCCCCACCAAGTTTGCTCCTTGGGCTGCGTTGGGGCCGAAGGTTCGGTGATCCGGGAAACTTATGCCGCGTGGAAACGCGTTTTGGGGCAAAGCCACCGTGGCTGGCACACCCCAACTAATCCCAGGAACGGACGCTTGTAAGATGTTGCCCCGGCGCCGGGCCAATCCGGTTGCCGGGTCTGTTCCGTCGCTCCGGGTGATGGCCCGGGGGTTCAAAAATGTCGCGTTTGTCGGGTGAATGACGATGTTGTTGATTGCAAACAACGTGTCCGAGTTTGCCCCGTTGGTCGGGTTTTCAATCGTTAGCGCGTTACTTGCTATTACCTGCAACGTTGGCGGGATATAGCTCAACGCTGGGATGGGTATCAAGTTGGCATAAATCTGGGTCGGTGGTGCAAATATGACCGTGTTATTTTCATAAGTCACCCTTACTATTTTGCCAGTCCCGGGTGCGCGGTTGTTGAGGTACCCGCTGGTCAGCACGTTGTGAAACAAGTTGTTTCGTATGAAATAGTTCACGATCATCGGCGTATTGTTCCCGGGCGGCGTATCCAAAAACCCGCCGATCATATCGCCTTGAATGTCCCGGAAGGTGTTATTGGTGATGATCACGGTAAAGCCAACCCCCCAACCGTTCCACGAAAACCCGCCCACTTGGCCGTTGCCCGGCATTTGGGCCAATGCGATACTTCGCATATCATTGCGGTTGTAGATAAGCTGAGAGCCAACGCCCACGACTTGCACGCCGTTGTTGTACACGTTGGAAATCCGGCACCGCTCAATCCGAACGAAGTTCACCACTATTGCGGCCCCTGATGTTGGCCCGCAGTAAATGCCCTCAAAAACTGCCCCTTCCACCCGGCAATCAATGAACTGGATACTATCTTTGCTGGTTGCTTGGTTGTCCTTAAATGCCGTTCCGCTGGCATTCTTGGCAAAACATTGCCTAAATGTAATGTCCCCCGAAGTTGTGCCCTCAAGTGCAAACCCATCGCGCCGGCCGCCCGGCGGGTTTAAGCTGGTGTTGGTTCGCAAGCCCTCAATCACAAAGTTATACTTAGCTGTCTGGTCGGTCACAAATCCCATGTAGCAGGTATCCACCGCGCTATTTGGGTCATAGACCCTTGTCCCGTTCAGGTCGCCCACCAAACTAACATTTCGGCATCTGGTCAGCACTATTGCATCGCCAACAATCCTAACTTGGTCGTTGATGTTGGTGATCTTGATTCCGGCTGGTGCTCCGTTTAGGTCTTGGAAGACCATATACGCGTAACTGGCCGATCCGTTTACCCTTACCGTCCAACCGGATTTGACCCGGAAACGAAACAATGGATCGGCGTTGGCTTGGTTGATGAACCCTCCCGCGAAGTTCGGGCCGCTGATGGTGGCTATCCGGTTCGTACCAGTTGAGTCATACGTTATTTGTCCATTAGCCGCAAGGGCTAGGGCAAAGGATAGCAAAAATAAAAGCGTGATTTTCATTACTTTTCTGGTTAAATGGTGGACAAATATGATCTAACTACTATTGGGTCAGTACTAAAAAACTCGGACAGTTGCTCGGCGGCTCCTCTTATCAGTACATCAAGCTCATCAAAATCGGTTTCCAGAACCCAAACCTTCCGGGCCAGCGGGATTAATGTTTGATCGGTGTTGGATGTCGGGATTGTGGTCAGTTCCACGGTCTTGTCATGCAACTTAAAGTCAAAGAACCCGGTTCCCTGCTTTTGATCAAGGGCCACCTGTATGGCGGCGGTCTGATTTACGTTTATTACGTAGTAGGTGTTCATGGTTAATAAAATGGTTGAAGTGTGGGGGTTGCTTGTCCAATTACGTCCATGTGCCGGTTGTTGCCAGAAATGTCCAGCGTTTTCAATTGGCTGGAGATTACCGCAAAATCGCTTGGGTCTCCTAGTGGCAAATGCAATTGCCGGGCGTTCATGATTCTGGCTGGGTAATATGCTGAGTAATTTGCTTTGTCGTTTGTGGCAAGATTGAAAAGGCCGGCTACTTCGGTAGGGGTGGCCACCACCGAGGAGATCATCAAATCGGCGTGCTTAGCACCTGAAAAATCAAGATCCGAGTAATCGCGGCCCAAAAAATAGCATTCATTGGTAAATGAAGCCGACGTATCAGTTGATTGAGGCCCAGAAACATTGGGGGGAATATTCCGGCGGTTAACATAAATTCTTGTCCCTGCATAGTTGACAGATCCGGGGTGCGTTACAACTACATGATACCGCGAACCCGGCACAAATTTAACAAATGCAAAAGCAATAAAAAAAAGCCCGCCCGCTTCGGTAGCCAATCCAACTCCGTCAGCATTGTAATATGCAAAAAATCGCCGGTAATTTGCGTTACCAGTGAAACTTGTAAAAGACCAAGGCAGCGGGCTTTTTACGGCCATTAAAGCGGTTGACCTAATTGGAAGGACAGACCCGGGAGTTTGCCAGTTAACCCAAAACGACAAGGTAAACGATTTGTCTGCCCAAAAGAAGCTGCTTATATTCCCGGTGTGTGAAAATAAATAATCGTTAATCCCATCGGCTTGCCATGTTTGCAAGAAAGGGCGGTGAAACGGGGCTGAGGTATCGCCTAGAATCCTGTTTGTTGTTGTTATGGTTGCCATTTTTTAGCTGTAAGTAAGGTTAAAACTGGCCACCGCTGATACTTCGGACGATGCTGGGTTGTAAGAAAAATACACCCCAACGGCGTAAATCGTTCCAATCGGCAAAAGGTTGATCGCGGTATTGAGCGAGGCCAGACTACTAACGTTGTAATCCACCGCGCTAACCATCCCGCCCAAATTTGAAATTAGCTGATAAGACAAAGTCCCGGCCCCGACGGCTGCCACCGTCGCGTTTGAAAATGTGGTTTTGTTGATGAAGCCAATAAACACGTCTTGAGAAATCACCCTAAATTGATAGGTCAAGCACCCGGCCGATATTCTTACCCTTGGGACTACATAGGACAAAACCGCCAAGCCCTCTTGCCCCTGAGCGTACGATTCGGCTTCTACGTATATTGAGAATGCCCCGGCCCCGGTGTTCAGGATGTCGGCCTCAATTTGCGCAAAAGTCCGGTAAGAGTAGCTACCCCAAATGAGTACGCCGTGTATCGGGGCATACTTGAACCGGACAGTTTCAAGGTTCCCCCAAAAATTGACAAATTGCAAGTCCCTTAGTTTGAAGCTTGGCAGCAACAATTCCGCTACGCAAACATTTTGTTCCCCGCGAAAGTGCATTGACACCGTTTCCCTGGTCTCCCCTGTTGTCCAAGCTGATACCCCAGCACAAGATACCGCCCTAACCCGGTAGTAGTAAATCGTGCAAGGGGTCAGCGGCGAAAAGGTGAACTGTGTTAAAACGGTTGAAACTGATATAAGGGTAGTCCCAAATGCCTCATCCGTGCTCAACTGAACATCAAAACTATCCGCACCATTAGCCGACCAGTTGGCCGTAAAGCTGGTATCGTTTACGCTTGTCACGCTCGTGATGGCCACAAGCGGGACTAGTAAGTTTTCACCTCCGGCGGTAATGGCCCTAATCCGGTCGGCTACCTTTTTTAATGTTGCTGTGGCCGGGTAAAGGTCGCCAAATGGCACATGTTGGCTTTGGTAGTTTTGCAGCCATTGCCAATCTGAAAAATAGGTTTTGGCTGCTACCTTTTGAATGACCGTTAAGCGCTCATGCCGGATTGCATATTGGGTGATAAGGTGAAGGTATTGGGGTGCAGCAAAAACCTGCAATGTCCGCTCCCTGAAATGGGCCTCGGCCAAATACACGTCTGCCAATTTGCTGTCCATGTGGCTATCAAGCTCCCGGGGCTGCTCCGGCTCAACCAACCTTCCGGGAATATAGGCCACCATTTCAAAACAGTTTAAGTAGCTACCGATTTGAAGGTGGTCAAACTCGTTTGAATAAACAAGCTTTAAGAGGGACTCCCGCTCACCATATCGGATCGGCTCACTTCGGAAACGGTTCGCCCCCTGGGTGATGACAATGTAACTGCATTCCCTGAACCCTGTCACGGCCGCCCAATTGATTGTAAAGTTGTACACCCGGCTATCGGCCCGGCCAAGTGCGAGGCCGACAAAAGCCATGGAGTTTGTCGCTATCTGGGTATTGGCCGGGTTGAAGATTTGGACTGTAATAGTTGCATTGACCGGGCTGATAACCTGAATAGTGCTGATGTCCATACCATCAACAAGTTGGCTGTATTGCTCTTTTGTGTGGCTGTAAGTCTTTTGCAGGCCATAAGTCTCACGCTCAAAATCAATCTCAATTGAGACCAAAGAAGCGTTTACCCTGAAAAATCGTAGCCCGTTGTTTAGCGGTAAATACATTATACAGCCCTCAAAAGTTTAAATTTACCGATTACCCGCTCCCCGTTCCTTACCCTTTTTGCCTCAATTATGTAGCCCTTAAAGTGTTCCTTATCCGAGTTGCTCACCCAGACAACCCCGTGCCGATTCTCCATCAGGGACTGCCATGTTTTGATTGTTACTGGGGCTTCAAACGTAATATGTTCCGGCAAGGAGACTGGGCCAAGTGTGTCGTCCTTTGACACGATGGATTGATTTTGCTTTAACGGGTCTTGTAAATATTCATCCGCCCCGAATGGCGCAGCATCTTTTTTGCTTATAAACAACACATTGCCCTCCCCGCCCGCAAATCTCCACAAGCCGTTGGGCTTTTTGAGCATCCCTTGATTCCACATCCATTTGTGCCGCAATAGGGAACGGGTTGGCGAAATGTCAAAATTATACCCCGACGAAGGAAGTTCATAGTTTTGGATCAGGCTGTAATTTTCGGTCGTTTGGGCTATGTAGTCAAAAGCCTCATCCTTTGTGATGACCTCAATGTAGGTTTGCCCAATAATTATTTGGGTTGGGTCTGGGAGTGCTGGCACTGTGTCCAAAACCCCACCAGCCAAGATGCCCACAAATGGATAAATGCCATTGTTTGCCCCACCGTTCACAATAGCAAAAAATACTGGCAAACTGCTCAGCGGGATTGGGTTAAAGGCCGGAGCGGTAATTGAAAACCGGGAAAGGTACCAGTTTTTAACGTCCGAATTGGGGACAATGATAAAGTTGCCGTTTGCATCCGCTCCCAAGACCGGGATTCTTACCCGCTTACTTTTGGCTATACAAACAAAAAACTTGTCTTCATCATATCCGGTTTTGGCGGTTTCCCCATCGGCCGGCCTCCTCATTGCGAGGTCTATGCTTTCCCCACTGGCCAAGTATGCGCTGTTTAGGCTGTATGATTTATCGGAAAACTTGAGCGGGGCATTAAACCCCACCTTGCCATGTATATCTTGGGCGAGGTTGGCCCCGCGCGACTCATATTTGTTATAAGCAAAGCTGGCCTCATTGTAAAGCCTGTCCCCTGCTACGCTTATTGAAATATTCTCAACATTGTCAAACTGTGCCGCCTTTACCGATTTTCTGTAAAGGTTTCGGGCCATGTCAATGGTAATTTTGTCGGTATCCTTGTTGACCCAGAGGCCCACACTGAACACTGCTTGTAAGCTATCAAATGCCTCGTCAAAACTTGTGCTCAATGGGCCTACCTGAAACCTAAGCCCCTTACCCGAAAATACGGACAATAGGCTTGCTGGCCCAAAATCGTCGTAAGTTGTCGGGTAACTATCCGGCCGGCCGATCGCTGATGAAAACAGGCATTCCCGGCCGATTATGTGCCTCAAAATAGCGGCCATAAATTCGTGGATGAAATAACCATCCCGCAATGCCCCGTCCGAATAGTCATACCGGCCTATTTCAACTGTTTGGCTGGTGGTAAATAGTTGGACAGTGTTGTTTATGCCAACGGCGGCCGGCGGGAGGGCGATCCTCCAATAAAGCCATACCGATTCGGTTGGGTTGAGGAAAAACGAAGCGGTAAAGGAGACGTTAAAATCTTGGGTCGCGCTCGTTCCAAAGCCTACGTTGTTGGCAGTTTGAAACAGGACAATAAACTTGTCGTTTGGTGAAGTCCCATACCCAAGCCGGAGTTGCAAAAAAGAGTTTGAGGTCAGGCCAGAATTTTGCCACCGGACGATGCCCGAATAGTTTATTTTGGCCCGAAATGAGGCAACATTTGCCGTCGTGAAAAAGGCTGGCATCGTGGATGGGTTGCCATTTGAAAACGGGATAGTTTCCGAAGCCCCGGGCAAGTCATCATTTTTTACTTTCAATTCTTGCGAAATCCACCAGTCATCATCAAACAGGCCCGCGCCGCCTTGGGTGCTTTCGGCTGGTAGTGCCTCTGGCCCCAAAATAGATTGCCTGAACTTTGCCCGGCCGTGAAGGTATATTTTATCGCGCCGAAACAATCTCAGGTCTTCTAAACTATTTCCATCAAAATCGGTATTGTCCAAAAAAGTGCTTTGGGTATCTTGCCAAAATAATGGGCTGCCTGTTAGGTTGTACACCTCTTGCAAGGCTACCGGGAGTTGTATCTTATTTTTCCGGCGGGATTCCAGTAGCGTTTTTAGGTCGCTGGCAACGGGGATAACTTCCAAGGTCAAAAAGTCAGGCTCAATAACTGGGTTAGTCCCAAGTTTTCGGAACGTTGCATCTTCCGAAAAATTAAGCAGGCCCGTTGTGGTGAGCACATCCCCAAGCCCGTTTGCCTCGGTTACTTCAACCTGAACAAAAACATCCGCCCCATCGCGTTCATAGGCCCTTGACAAAAAGCGAAGTGCTGGGCCAAAAAAGGTAAGCGATAAACCGAAACCGTCAAAAACTCCATGGTATTTTTCCGAGCGCACCAAACTATATTCCAATTTATCCCAACCCCTGAACTCGTTGGGACAAATGAACTCGCCAAAAAAACCATGGGTAAGCTTTACGGTAATCATTTCAATTCCCTAGTTAACAGTTTATACAATGGGTATAATAACCGGGTTGCCCTGTAATACAAATTCGCGAACCTAAAACCCGCCTCCCTCATCATTTTCAGAAATAACAAGTCTGATACCTTTCTGGGGATTGTATGACCCCTGTGGTATTGATAAAGCGCATCATGTACTAGACTTGCATAGTACGTTTGCGGCAATCCGTCTTCCATTATTGGCCCATCCGGTGTCCCCACAATTGTGCCCAAGAAACAAAACTTTGGGGTGCACCCATCCCAAGAATACCCGGCCGGTATTTTTATCGTCCCATCGGTATGTATCTTCAAATACTTACGGATGAGCAATTGGCCCACGATGTTGCTTTTGTATTCGTAATCTTTCTGCAATGTAAATGCGTACCTTATTTGTCGTTTACAATCTCTCATTTCTTTTTCGGTTTGGTTGATGGCGTATTGATATACTTGGGTGCGCTCCCGGGTTTCTTCATTGACCCCTTGGCTGGCTTGGCTGGCATTTTGTCTTTTTTCTTCATACCCAAAGTTAGTTAAAAATTCCATTTCCTGTGTGCTGCCGTTGCTTTAGCCATGGTCTCGGTTCGGGTATGATACCCGGTCTCATCCCAAACATTGACCGCCAAAGGAAGCCCTTTAATTTCCTTGGCTATCGCTTTGGCTATTTCATCACTGTTAAATGTTTGTTGAACTGTAAATATCTGGCTTCCAATGCCATGTACGTCGCTCATCTTGCCCTCGGCCACTATCCCGAGTTTTGCAAGCCTGACCAAATTATTATTGTCCCCAACATTGCCAAGCTCTTTGTTGTGCTTGTGTGACAATATCCGTTCCCCCCTTGCCGCTTTGATGAACAAGGAATCTTTGCCAAGTGGTGCGGTGGCGTTGTCTTTTGCCAAGAAAGGTGTCCCTTCCTCAAACCCACCGGCAAACAGTCCCTTTACCAATCCGATCGCTGAGACCAGCACCGCCAAAACTGCCGGGACGCTGATAAGTGCCCCAAGTCCGGTTTGGGCGGCGGTCTTTCCGACGGCCGCGGCCCCTTGTGCTCCCGCGTTTTTGAGTGCGGCGGCGGTATTGGCATTTGTCTCGAGCGTGTCCTTTCTTTGTAAAATAAGGCCGTTTTCTTTCAGCTTTAAGAAGGCTTGGTATAGTTGAAGGCTGCCAGACAGGAAACGGGAAAATGGGTTATCCCCGAAAGCGGTTTTTAACGCATCGCCTATGCCACCAAACGACGCGGCAAGTGCGCTGTTATTTTCAATCATCTGCATCTGATAATCAAAGAAGCTATCAAATTCCTCAATCGCGTTTGAAGAAAAAGAAAATAGGCTGGCTATTGGGTCGGCGTTTTCCTCAGCCAAAGGGGAGTCTATGTTTTTGACCGGCAGCCTGCTCTTTCTTGCGGCGGCTTCCTTGGCGGCCATTGCGCTCATGTACACCTCAAGTTCTTTTTGTAGGTTGAAGGTTGTTACTTTTATCCGCTCAACTTCTATTACATCCAAGAAATCGGATAGTTTGCGCTCTTGTGCGATCCGGTCTTTGACCCTGTCTTCATTCAGTTTCTTGGACTTTTTTGCATTGCCCTCTTGGGCGGCCAAGGTTCTTTCCTCTGTTTGCTTGGTCTCGTTTTCCGCCTTTTTTGCAATGGCCCGTAACACTTCATCATAGCCCTCAATGCTCAACCTGTTAGTTTCATAGAACTGGGTTAGGGCTTTTACCCCCTCCTTGGTCAGGGTGGCTTTGTACGTTTCAAGTTCGGCTTGGATTTCCAAAAGCCTTTTTTCCGCTGCATACCGCTTTTCAAGGATTTTCTCCTTGGTTATTTCCCCTTTTTCAAACGCGGCCAAGGTCTCGGTTATGTTGTCAGCCTGCTGGTCTTTGTTTAAATCATCCTGCGTTAGCATCATAAAGTTCAAAAGCTTTATGAAGCCGGTCATCCCGTCTTTTGCCGACTTCAATGCTGGGGCCAGCCTAGTTCCCAGTATTGTCCAGAATTTTGTAAATTCATTGCTGAGCCGGTTTGTTGAGGCCGCTAACGTGTCGGTAACTCCCCCAGCCCCAAATTCTTCACGCAGGACTTTGGCCAGTTTGGGCAAGGCATCCGAGGCCAGCACCTCGCCGCGCTCAAGCATTTTATTCAATTCTTGGGTGGTGACCCCCAGCCCTTTTGCCATAAGACCGAACGCGCCCGGTAAAGCCTCTCCAAGTTGGCCCCTCAATTCCTCAGCCTGAACCTTTCCCTTGCTCATCATTTGCCCCAAGGCCAATAATGCCCGTTGGGTTGCTTCACCGGAAATGCCAAGGCTGCTCGCGGCGATTGCCACACTTTCAAAAACATCACGGGCCTTTTGCCCCTCAATTGCTGTGCCCTTGCTTGCAGCGGTGAAGGATTTAAAGCTATCCCCCAAATCATCAACTTTTAACCCCAACCGATCGGCCGTATCAAAGAGGAAGTTCATGTTGACCTCAGCCTCCAGTGCGTTGTCGGAAGCGGCTTTGAGTCCTTTTTGTAGGGCCTCAAACTTTATAAAGGCTTGCTCGGCCTTGCCCATCCCGGTAACAATTCCCGCAATACCCGCAACAACCAGCCCGATCGCGGCGGCTGCCCCACCCGCCCCGCTCAAAAGTGAAGCAATGTCCCCGCCGCCGGGCAAAGCACCAAGCAGGGCCAACCCTTTCGGATAGTTGCCCACGTTCCTCTGAAAATTGCCGAGCGTCTTGTCCGTCCCCTTTACCGCTGTGTCAAGCTTTTGAATCTTGACCAATAGTCTTTGCATTTCGGCAGCTTGTCCCGCAATTGCCGGATTAAGTTCGCGGTATCGCTGCCTGAGCCTGTTTAGGGCGTTGCTTTGCTCGTTATATGTTTTCAGGCTTGCAATATTTATGTTATTGGCCTGTGTCGTGTCGGCTTGGGCGGCCTTGATTGCTTGCTGGTTCAGCTTGATTGCCTGTGTCGTGTCCCGGATCTGTTGATCCATTGTTCCGGCAGTGTTGGCGGTCACGTCGTATTGGCTTGTCAGTTGGGACAGTTGTTTGCGTAGTTCGCCGAGGGTTTGGCCTTGGGCTTGGGCTTGGGTCTGGGCCTGTCTTGCGGCGGCGGTGCTGTTTCTCAGGGCATTGGCTTGCTGGTTCAGTGCTGCAATTTCATCAAGGGTTGCTTGCACAATCCTTTGGGCGGCGGCTTGGGCGGCGTTGGCATTGGCTGCCATTGTCCGTGTGGCCGAGGCTGATACATTCTGGGCTGCTTTTTGCAATTCGCCCAGGGCTTTTTCCATTTCCTGAACCTGCGTGACGAATTTGGCCGGTTCTGAGGCATCGCCAAAATCAAAGAGGTCGCTATATTTGATCGGGTTCATGACGGTTGCTGGGAGTTGGACAGGGCTTCTATGATTGCAATGAACTTATAAATAGATAGTGCCTCGGGATTAACCCCGGTGTTTTTTTGAATATGGATGCAAAGCGCGTCAAACTCTTTTTCCGATTGGAGCGGGTGATAGTCTTGCGATTGCTCATTCCAATTATAAGTCTTGCGGTCTTTCAGTAAGTCGGTTGCGGCTTGCACCAAATTAATTTCCGCGTTTTCGTCGTCTGGCAATATGACTGTTTGAAGTGTCCAGTAAACGGCTGCCCTGTGTTTTGTAAGTGTGCCAACTTCATTATTTTTAAAATACCCGGCAAACCGGTAATTCAATCCAGCCCCAACCTTTTCAAAAAAAAACCAACGGCCTCCTCGAGTTGGGCTTGGGTAAGGCCCTTCATTGCAAAGGATTGGTATTTGTCTTTAGCCGCATCCCTGTCCATCGCGGCGGCTTCGGTCGGGGTTGCTACAATGTAACCAAAGGCTTCATGTAGGGCCTCATTGTCCGAAATGGCGCAATGGCAAGAGTAATAAGCCTCTTGGATCATCTTTTTAGCTGATTCTATATCCAAATCAATTGCATTGACGATGTTTTCAAACTTGTCCCGGATTGCGGCCGGGGTGCTGCAAAGGGAGGTCATCCTTGCGGCGATGATTCTTAGCTGGTTGAACTGTGCCGCGCCAACCTTCTTTGGGTCGCCCACTATTTCTAAGGTTTCTCCGTTTTCAAACTGTATTTTCATGTTAGTTCTGTCGTGGTTTGAATGATTGGATTTGCTCGTTCATTTGCTCCAATTTTTCGGCTGTTTGCTCAAGCAGTTTCTTGGTTTTGTGGTGTGCCCGGATTGCTTTTCTGGCCGCTGTCTTGGTCATCAAGGCCAATGCCCGCTGCTCTTTTTCCAGTTCTTTGAGTTGCCAATAGTAGTTATTTAGGTATGGCTCATCAACAAAGTCAAATAATCCTGCTGTCATAGGCAAAGCTCAATATTTGGGATTACGGGCGTTATACAGTTTTGACTAATTGTAATTTCGTAATTTAAACGGAAAGCGCAAAATGGGGCTTTTGTAAAACCTTCATCAATTTCGGGGGTCTCATCAAAGATGTCACTTGCGCTTTCAAGGGTCATATTTTTGAGTTGCTTTGAAAATCCCCAAACGTTGTACTTGATTTTTTGGGTGAGTTCAAGGGCAAGCGCTGCATGGTATCGGCCGCTGGGGATGGTGGTTTTTATTATCCTGTCCAGATTTGCAAACACAACAACAGACCAATCAAAGGTGTAAGTTTGGTCACTCACGGCGATCATCGGCTCGGTGGGAAACATGTAGGCCAAGGATCTGAAAGAATCGTCGGGCCTAAGTTCCAAGTGTTCCGTCCCGCCATTGTGGCCGATCATTTGCCCGTTCACGACTTTGCCAATCGGGAAAACGACATCAAGCCAAGCGGCTTGGATTATCGCATCGGCGAATTCCTTGCCAACAAACTCAAAAAACATATTATTGGCAAAGCTGGGATATTGCGGGACAAGGATCATTGCTTCTTTATTTTTCTACGTAGTTCGCCAATCAGTTGCGAGGTGTATTCATCCCTAAATTGCTTTTGCCAATCGCTGGCCGACAACCCAAGCACCTCATCACCATATTTGTCGAGCAACTTGGGCGTTTTCTCATCTGTTGCGGAATAGGTAAGGGAATTTTGCCCGGCCGCGACCTTGATGCTGTCATGGAATGCCTTCGTGTCCCTGAGCGTTACCCGGTCAAACGGTTGTGACTTCCTTGCTTTTATGGTCCTGGTCCTGGGGGAATACCTTGGCCCAATCCGGGTATTATCAGATCTTTTGCCTGAGTAAATCGTTTCGGCGTTCGCGTCTGCCATTTCCCCAGAATTAATAACGGTAGCGGATTTCATCGCTATCATTATCCTTTTTTCTAGTTCTGCTTTTGCAAATTGGGCCACGAACGCCGAAAACAATTTCCTGACCCTCATTTTCGTTTGGCTGCTGGTTTCATCGCGGCGTCTTCATTACATCCTTTACAGTCTTCATCTGGGCCAAGGGTACCAAATTCGGATTCCATTTCTGCAAATGTTTTGCCCGTGGGAGATACGCGGGCAAATTTGCGGCCCTTAGCATCTGAGTATCTCAATAGGGCCACCGCTTGGCGCAAACAAAATTCTTTTTCCTGCCACGAATCCCCTTCTAAAACTTCTATTTTGTAGTGGCTCATGGCTAAAGGATGTTGATAAAGTTGGTTTTTGTTTCTACCAAAAATGAGTACCAGAAAGCATCATCCAATGAAAATTCAACGGCAAAGTTTCTTGGGGCTATCAATTCTTCACCTTTTACGGGGGTGTTCATTACGATTTTGCCCCTAGTCGGAAACCCTTGGATGTTCAGCCCTACCCGCTTGCCCCAAACGTTATTATCCGCTGTGCCAAAATAGACCACTAGGTCATAGCAAAACAAATTTTGCAAGCTTGTGAATTGGGCCGGGCTAAGGTTTTCAAACATGAACATAACCTTATCCCGCTTG